TAAGTAGTATTAATACTTTGTATTACTTTATTTGTTGTATTTTCTTACAACTATATTTATCTTTAAGTTGTTAATTATCAAGTACTTACAAATTAATTACAATTATTTTATAGTTTTTTATAAAAAAGTTATCTTTTTATTTGGTAGTTGTTTATAAAATACCGTATATTTGTATGGTAGAAAGGAAGTATTAATACTAACTTTTACAGCATGAAAATAATCAGGCAGACGTATTTAAAAATATTAGTTTGCGGGCTTCAGGTCGAAAGGCATGGCTCAGGTTTAAAATACTTATATAACGTGCTTGTATATCTATTTTAAACGATTTGTCTTAAGGTGTGCGCCTTAACTGATGAGATTAAAAAATCGAAACAATAACTTATAAAAACTTAAAAACATGAAAGCAATTAAACAAAATCCAGGTCAAAGTATATTTGTATTTATACTTTTTACAGTTGTTACAACTATTTCAATTATCGAATTATCTAAAATCATTAACTAACTTTTAAACTTTAAAAAAATGAATACAATAAAAACAGATCAAATAATTTCAAAAATAAATAATGTATTATTTGAAAAAATGTATAATAAAAATATAAGTTTTAAAATTGATAATTTAAGTAATCAATATAATCAAACTATTTATATTGACTTATATAATTATTCAAAAGTTTACGGATCTAAATTTGACGGTATGCAAATAATATTCGAAAATGGAATTTTTGAGGTTTCAGAATATCAGGCGGGTAAAAATCAAAATGAATTACATATTTATAAAGAGACAAAATCTTTTATAATTGCCTTAAAAACATTATTAAAAGGCAATAAACAAACTCCAATAAAAATAATTAACTAATAATATAAACTATAAAAACTTTAAAAAAATGGAAACTATCAAACAATTAGCACCGAATCAATTTTATTTTATTACTGACAATAAAATAGTATTTCAATCTTACCAAACTATTGTATGCACAATAGAAAATTTTGAAAATGCAAATAAACCAATTATAAAAATTACAGAAAATCAACCGCAAAGCAAAACAACCGCTAAATATTTAAATAAATTTTTGTCTTTGCATATTTCAATTAATAACTATAAAAATATATAATTATGACTTATTTAAATGTTAAAACAAGTTACGGAATTGAAACTGTTGACCAATTAGACCGCAAAGACTTTATTTTATATAAAGATTATTGCAACGAATTAAGAAGGCTAAAAAATGAATATAGATTATGCGGATTAAATGTTTATAGTTCGCAAAGGTCAACAAATGAATGGAAACAATAATTTAAAACTAAAAAAATGATAACAACAATTAACAACGATTTAAGAGTGTACCAGGTATTAACAAGCACGGGCAAACAATATTTTTGCAACATAACAGAATTAAATGATATTTGTAAAGATATGCACGAAGGCTATTTTAAGATATTTCATTTTTGGAATAATAAAGCGCAAAAGGTAAGCAAAAAAGACCTAAAAACTTTTTTCGAGGGTTCAGGATTAACACAAAATTTTTATTATTAATAACAACTAACTAAACTAAACAAATGAAACGTAAAAAAACCGATCCAACAATTAACACAATAATACAAATAACACTATTTACATTTTTTATTATTATACTTTCAGTAGTGGTGCAAATTAATAACTTTTAAAAACATAAAAACATGGAAACAATTAAATTTCCTCAGCCTAAAAAAATTGATTATTCAAAATTTATTGAACCTAAAAAACAAATTTTTATAACTAAAAACGGTTTGACAACTGCATTACTAATTAATAAATAAAAAAACAACTTTTAAGGCGCTAAAATTATAAAAACAACACAATATACTACTAACTTATTTTAGCGCTTTATTTATACTTTAAACAACTAAATTTTAAACTTATGCAAACTTTTTTAATAACTTATAATTTTAATATATATAAACCGTCAAATATTTATATATATGAGCGTCAAAAATCTTTTAAATTAGAATTAAAAGCGAAAAATATTGAAACTATAAAAGATATATTAATAAATAAATACAATTTAAACCCTAATTATTTAAATATTAACAACTAAATTTTAAACAAATGATAAATTTATATCCAAAGCGCGAAATTTTTATTGAAACTATAAAAACTAATTCACTTAATAGAATAGGTAACGCAAAAATACATTTTAGAAATTATAATGTTAATGAGGAAAAAATTGATTATTACATTTTAGAGGGCGAAAAAAACGCATGGCATGAAATAAAAGTTAATTTTTTATACGATCAAATTATGTGTAAAATTAAAAATGAATATAAAGATACTTTTAATAGAATAATGACAGTAACTAAAATAAATTAGAAAATATGCAAACATTTAACAAACTAATACAGCGAAAAATTGATATTGAAAAACAAGTTGATTTTTTCAGCAATTATTTACAAAAATTTCCTGTTAATGAATTAGGCTTAATTACTGAAAAATGCGAAAAATATAAATTCGCTAAAATTGGTTTTGATCATTGGTTTAAAAAACTTCAGGAAATAAACATTTTTATAAATAGAAACTATAAAAAAGAATATAAAAATTATATAACAGAAAAAAGAAAAAATAAAATAACTAACTAAACTATAAAAAAATGGAAACTACAAAAATAAAAATAGGGGATTTTTTAACATTAAAAAAAGATATTGTAATCGCTTACGATCATAGTGTTTCATCTATAAAAATATGCAAAGGTGAAAAATTAGAGGTTGTTTATATAAGCGTAAATAATCCTGAATTTTTAAGATTAAAAAAGGAAAATATTTGTAATAATATAGGTATGCGAATAAGTGATTTTAACTAACTAAAAAAACTAAACAAAATGAAAAATAAAAAAATAAAATTAGAAATAGAATACATAAAAGATTTTTTATATAATCATATTGAATGGGAAAATATAGAAATAGACGCAAAAACAACTAATTTAGATAATTTACATTTTAATGATTTACAAAAATTAGCTTATAATTATGGATATTAAAAAAACTAACTAAAAAAAAATAAAAAAATGCAAACTACACTATTTGAAATAAAATTTTATGACGGGCGAAAATTTAACGTTTTTTGCGCCAATAGTTCACAAATAAATAGATTTTTAAAATTTGTTCATAAAAATAAAAATAATATTGAATATTGGAAAGATTCTATAAATGGTATTCACTCAATAAAAGATTTTGAAAAAATTAATACAATAACTTTTTAAACTAAAAAAAATGAATGATCTATTCGAAACTCCTGAAGATTTACCTATTGAAATAATCGATTTAATGCATGAATTTTCAAAAATAAATAATAGTTATACAGCTTGTAAAATAATGCTTAAAAAGTGCCTTAAAATTGGTTATACTTTTGATTATGGTCTTGATGCTATACCGTTTAATTTAAAAAAATTAGAAAATGTATAAAATAACTTATTTTGAAAATTCAACTAATACTATTCAAGTATTAATATTTACAGGAATTGAAGCAAAAAATAAAGCAATTTTTTGGGGAACTGAAAATATTTTGAACTTTAAAAAAAAATATATTACAAAAATTAATTAAAAAAAGTTTGAATTAAAAGAAAATTTATATCTTTGCCTTAATCAAAACGAAGTGGAAATCGGATTTGATTATCTGATTTTATTCGTTTATGATTTAAATAAGATAACCCTCAGACAAATTTATCCACTTCATTTGTTTCGAGGGGTTTTTCTTTTATAGACTTTCCCAAAAAAGTTTTGCCAGTTTACTGAAAAAAAACTATCGTATATTTAAGTAATTGAATAGTAGGCGAAGCGGTAACGCAAAAAGTAATATCTAACAGTTATAAAAAATCCCGCAATGATTTAGCTTGTCAACGGGTGCTACATTCCGAAAAGTAAAAAATAACTGAACAAAAAAGCCATTCCGAAAGGAGAAGTAAATAAGAAATTGGCGTAGCTTGGAAGTGTAGATTTTGCTTGATTAATAAATTTGAGGTATTAATAAATGTTAAATTAGGTTTCTTATCTAATGTAGCATAAAAGCATAGCTATATAAAAAAATAACTAAAAATCAAAAAAAATGAATAATACTAAAATAAAAAACTTAAAAAAATTCTATAAATTTTGCGTAAAAAATGGTTTAAATGTAGCCAATATAAATTTTGAAAATTTAGATTTTGAAACTCCAAAAAATTTAGAAAGTAGTTTTAAAAGTAGAAGCCAGGAAGTTAAAAGCCAATTTAACCACATTTTTAGCTTACCTAACGAACAACAAAGATTTTTTAATAATGACTATAAAGAAATAATTTTTATAGCTAAAAACTAACTAAAATGAAACTAACTAAACAAGAAAAAAAAGAACTTGAGTACGTATTAAATACAGCTACAAAAGTTGCTGTTGGAATAGCAATTTTATTTTTTGCATTACTTATTATAACAACTTTAATTTAAAAAAAAATGGAAAATTTAATTTTAGAAACTATAAACGATTATTGTAATTCAAATTTTAACTGGTTCGACGATTATATTAATTGCAAAGATTTAGAAATTTACGATGATAATTTTAATTGCATTGCTATTGTAGATTTTGAGGTAGAAGTTGAGGTTTATCGGAAACCTTCTTATGGAAATTATTTTGATCCGCCTGAACATGGTGAATGTGATTTTATACTTTTCGCAATTACCTTACATGATTTATATAACTCAAAAAATAAATTATTGCCTAACTGTAAAGAAAAATTACAAAAATTACTCGAAGATAAAATTGGAAAAAAATTGTAAACTAAAAACTAAAAAATTATGAAAACATTATTAGAAAAAATGAAAGCAGAAAATTTGGAAAAATTGGAAACCTATAAAGATAAATTTCCTGTTTCTGTAAAAAGTTGCTTAAAATCTTTAACAACAAAAAATTATTGGATTGAATTAAGTATTTGTGAAGCTCTATTAATTTTATCTTTTACTTCAAATAAAAATTTAGATGTAGAAAATATAACCGAATTATTTAATTTAGACTAAAGTTTTTAATAAAATTGCTATAATTAATAATAATTAACTATATTTGTAAAAAAAAATTAAACTATGAAAACAAAAGAAACAAACGAAAACCAGGAAAAAAACAAAGGCGGACGTCCTCACGCTTTCTTGGACGATGTATCGGTAACTTTACCTATGTCAGTTCCAAAAAAACAAAAGGAATTTTTGCAAAAAAAATGGAATTTAGATTTAGAAATATTTAGGATTCAAAAATAACTTAAACAAACTATTATGAAAAATATTGCAAAAGCTATTATACAAGTAATGGCAGAAGTTAAGGGAATGGAAAAAAATTCCAAAGTTGGTACAGGTCAAGGCTCTTATGATGGTACAAAGGATCAAGATGTAAAAGAAGTTTTTAATAATGCTTTACAAAAAAATGGTTTATGTATTTTGCCTATTGATATTCAAGAAACTACTCAAATTGATAGATGGGAAGAAAGTAGTAATTATGGGGTAAAACAAAAGCAATCTGTATTTACAAAAGTTAATGTAAAATATATGCTTTTACACGAAAGCGGAGAAAGTATTGAATTGGCAGGTTATGGTCATGGTATTGATGCACAAGACAAAGGAGCTGGAAAAGCTACTACTTATGCTTTAAAAAATTGTTTATTGTATAGTTTCTTAACGCCAGTAGGAAAAATTGATGATACAGATTTAAAACATTCAAACGATATTGAAGTTCCGCAAAAATCAGCACCAAAAGTAATTGAAGTAACCGAATTAGATTGGGTAAATTTGGAAAAAATCTTTGAAGATAAAAGCGAAGTTGTACCAGCAGAAAAATTTGATGCTATAAAATCAGCTGTTTATGGCAGAAATCCAAAATTTTATGAATATACTTTAACAACTTTAAACAAACTATAACTAATTAAACTATTATGGAAAAAATTTTATTTCGCGCATCGGGAATCGGTGCGCTTTTAACTGAAGGTCGCGGAGTTATTTTAACTGAAAATCAAAAACAAACTTTAGCAGATTATAAACTTAGAAATTCAGGCGAAGGAAAACCATTAACAGATAAGCAAAAAATCGATTTTGAGCTACTTTTAAGCAAAGAAAATGCAAAACCTACACTAAGTGACACAGCAAAAAGTTTTATCGAAAAAACGTGGCTATTTAACGAAAAAGGATTTTACGAAGAATTATCAAGTAAGTATGTAGAAAAAGGAAATTTTAATGAAGATGATGGAATTATTTTAGTTTCAGAAATTGAAAATTCTATTTACGAAAAAAATGCAGAAAGAAAAACTATTGGGCATATTACAGGTGAAGCAGATATAGTTTGTACAATTAATGGCGTAAAAGTAATTAAAGATATAAAAAGTTCCTGGTCGCCTTTAACTTTTATGAATGGCGAATTATCTACTATCTATGAATGGCAAGGAAGGGTTTATCTTTATTTATATGATGCTGATGAATTTCATTTACATTATACTTTAACTGATTGTCCTGCACATATTTTAGAAAATGAAAAATGGAAATTGCGTAATAAGTATGGAATTTTAGATGATGAAAATCCAATTATGCAAAGATTATTTAAACAATTAGAACAAAATTTAGTATTTAGTAATGGAAACTACACAAAGGAAGAGAGAGTTAAGAGTTTTATTATAAAAAGGGATATTGAAAAAGAGCAACTTCTTTTATCTAAAATTCCTTTAGCCGTAGAATATTATAAGTCAATTAGATTAAATCAAATATGATAAAAGAAAAAAAATGTAAAGGACAATCAAACGCAATATCTTTTCAAGGTTGTGGAAAGTTAGTTAATGTGGCTTTTAGAAAATATGGTTTGTGCAGTTCTTGTTATGCAGAATTTTTAACTGAAACAGAAGTAGGTAAATTGATACTTTCAAAAGCATTGAACAAAGCTCAAAAACCACGAATAGAATTAGAAAAAGCACATAAAGAACACAAAGAAAAAAAAGGTATTGCTGGTGCTTTATTAGTTACTAAAACTTTAGTTCATGCATACGTGAGAAAAAGAGATGAAAACAAGCCATGTATTGCTTGTGGTTGCCAATGGTCTAATGATTTTCATGCATCACATTACTATCCAAGTGGTAGCTTTGAAACATTAAAATTTCATTTAGATAATATTCATTCAGGCTGTCAAAAATGCAACCTGTTTTTAGAAGGTAATTTTGAAAGCTATACATTAAATTTACCTAAAAGAATTGGCAAAGAAAGATTTGATAACCTTGTAAGACTTGCACAAATTGATAAACAATTTAGCAAAGTATGGAATTTACAGAACTTAAAAGAAATTAGAGAAAACATTAAAAAATTAAACTTAAATGCAAAATAATAATTTAATATTTAATAGAAAATGGGAGATGCCAAATTCAAATACATTTGATATAAAATGTATTAATAAACTTATTTATAAATATTTAACAAATGAAATGTTAAGTATTGACCCTTTTGCAAATAAATGTAAAATTGCAAAAATAACTAATGATTTAAATCCTGAATATAATACAAATTATAATTTAGACGCAGTTGATTTTATGAAATCTTTTGAAGATAATTCTATTGATTTTGTTTTATATGACCCACCTTATTCATTAAGACAAGTTTCTGAATGTTATAAAAATGTAGGAATACAAGTTACACAAGAAACAACTCAAAGTAGTTGGAGAACAAAACATATTAATGAAATTTCAAGAATTTTAAAATCAAATGGGATTGTAATATCTTTTGGATGGAATAGTAATGGTGTTGGGATTAAAAGAGGATTTGAATTAATGGAAATACTTTTAGTTTCACATGGTGGAAGTCATAACGATACTATATGTGTTGTAGAAAAAAAAATACAAAATTTATTTAATTAAAAAAGAAAACAAATGAACGAACAAGAATTAAACGAACTCGATGTTGAAGAATATTTAATATTTGAAACAATAAATGAAGAATTTAATAAACGATGTTGAAGTCGATGTAGTAGCTTTTCATAAGAAAGGTTTAACTAATCCAAAAAAAATGAGAATGTCTTATAAAGATTTTTTAAAACTTAAACACGAAAAGTATCATTACAGGGCATATCAAATTAACTATAACACAACTATATTTTAAAACTATGAAATTCACAAAACAAGACAAAGAAGATTACATTAGTTATTTGCGTGATGAAATTGCAAAAACAAAAGAATTAAAAGAAACTATTTTTACTAATCATTATTTACACAATTTACAAAACGAATTAACAAACTTAAAAATTAAATAATTATGGAATTAAATGTAAAAATTCACTCAATAGGTGAAACGCAAATTGTATCAGATAAATTTTCAAAAAGAGAATTTATAGTTGAAACTCAAGAAGAATATAAACAGTATTTACAACTTCAAGTTATTAAAGATAAATGCGATACTTTAAACAACTATAAAGTAGGTCATGATGTAAAAGTATATTTAAATATTAAAGGTCGTTTATGGACTAACAAAGAAGGTAAAGAAATTGCTTTTAATACTTTAGAATGTTGGAAAATAGAAAACGCTGAATCATCAGAAGAAGCTCCTAAAGACCAAAAGTATAAAGGTAAAAAAGAATATACTGAACCTTTAGCTCAAGAAAGTGAACCGTTTGATCTCCCTTTTTAGCATTATATTAAAATAATTTTATATATTTGCATTTGTAATGTTCTGGTGGGTTCATTACTTTAAAGAAATATTTATTATCCTTTAGGGAGTAAGTGCCACCACACCGAAACCTAAAGGATTTTTTAATTTAAAAATTATGAGTGGATATATTTCATTACATCGAAAACTTTTAGATTGGGAATGGTATAATGATAATAACACTAAAATATTATTTATACATTGTCTTTTAAAAGCAAATTGGGAAGATAAAAATTGGCAAGGAACTTTAATAAAAAGAGGAAGTTTTATAACAAGTATTGAAACTTTATCTAATGAATTAAATTTGACTTTTCAGAATATAAGAACATCATTAAGCAAGTTAGAAAAAACTAATGAAATTGTAAAAAATTCAACAAACAAAAATACTTTGCTAAGTATTGTAAAATATGATGATTACCAAAATTTAGAAAATAAAGTAACAAACGAACAACAAACAAATAACAAACAACTAACAACTACTAATAATATAATAATTAAAAAAGAAAATATAGAACCAATAAATTGGTCTGTTCTTTTAGATTTTTTTAATGAAGTAACAGGTAAGAAATGTAAAGTAGTTCCTGAAAAAGCTAAAAGTCAATTTAAAGCAAGGTTAAAAGAAAACTTTACAAAAGAAGATATTGCAAATGCAATTCAAAATGCTTACAACGATAAATATCACAAAGAAACTAATCATCAATATTTAACTTTAGAATTTATTAGTAGAGCTGATAAGTTAGAAAGATTTTCAACACAAAAATAATTAACATTTAAAAACAAATAAATTATGAAATTAAAATGTAGATTAACACACAATTTAGCTGAAATAAAAGTAGACGAAATAGAAGTCACTTTATTTAAAAGTCATCCACAAGAAATTGATGATATGATTGATAATTTATTAGATATTGTAGATGATTTAAAAAAACTAAAAGGAGAAATAGAAAAGCAACAGCAAGATGAATTTGCTATTGATTTTATTAAATGGACTATTTCTCAAGAAGCAGAGGACTTAATTTACGATTTAAAAATGATTGGAGAAGTTAGTAAAATCCCCACAACAGAAGAAGTATTTAAAGTATATAAAAGATTTAAAAATAAATAAAAATTATGAAAAACATACATTTATTACCAACAGACAAACCAAGTAGGTTGTATTTAGGAAATAATGGAAACTTTGTATTTGGAATGATGCAAACTTCAATTCAAAGTAGAAATGATGATTTTACAAACCAAAACACCTACATCACTAATGATGAAGAAATTAAAGAAGGAGATTGGGTATTAAATATTTCAAATAATAAAATATTTAAACAAGATAATTCTAAATATGATGGTTACACTTTAAGTTTTTATAAAAAAATCATTCTCACAACAGATACAGACTTAATCAAAGATGGTGTACAAGCTATTGATATTGAGTTTTTAGAATGGTTTGTTAAGAATCCAAGTTGTGAGGAGGTTTTTATTGTTGACGACTATGAACAAGTGAATCAATACAATCCAATTTTAAGAGGAAGCACCAATTCGGTACATAAATACAAAATAAGCATCCCAAAAGAAGAACCTGGTCAAGAAACTCTTGAAGAAGCTGCTAAAGGTTATTCTGAAAGACATAAAGATGTGTCAGAGAATTTAGGAAAATATTTAGTTAGTGCTGTATTTCAAGATGGTGCTAAATGGCAAGAACAACAAACCATTGAAGAAGTATTTGAATGGCTAACAACCAACAATTATTTAACAGATTTAAAAGAAACATTAATAGAAAACTTTAAAAAGAGATAAGATTATGGAACTAACAGCATTAGGAATAAATAATACAACTAATATAGTACAACCTCTTGAAATGAGATGGCAACCTAAAGAAGATATTACAACTTATGAATTAGCAAAGTGTTTGCCTTACATATTTAGGCTACATTCTACAATGCCTTATGAAATTAATAAATCAGAAAAACATTTTAGACACTTTCTGATTATTGACCATAATGATAAATTTCCAAAAGTTGCAAATGAAGAATCAGATTTAGTGCCTTATCATACAGTTTGTATCTCTTGTAAAAATGGCGGTATGTGTGGATGCAGTATAGCAGATACAATGGTAAAAAAATTATAATTAAGTAACTAAAAACAAAAATTATGAATAGTCCAAAAGAGAAAGCGAAAGAGTTAATAGATAAATTTTATCAAACATTTCCATTAACAATGGATGTAATTACAACAAAAGGAGATTTATCTTGGAAATACGATAATTGGAAACAAGCCATAGAATGTGCGTTAATAGCGGTTAATGAAATAATGTTAGCTATACCTGATGCAAGTGATGATGATTCTCCATATAATCATGAATTGAAATATTGGCAAGAAGTAAAAACAGAAATAGAGAACTTATGACACCAAAAGAAAAGGCAAAAGATTTAGTGTCAATTTATTGGAATACAAAAGTTGAAACTATAAATGTTATAGAGTCAATTATGTCAAAAGAATTAGCTATAAAATGTGCATTAATAGCAGTTGATGAGATTATAAAAGAAACAAAATTGCACGACAAAACAATTTATCAACACGGTAGAACTGCATACTGGCAAGAAGTAAAACAAGAAATAAATAAGTTATGAGAAAGATAAATAACATAGAACAAGCATTTGCTCAAATGAGTTATAGACTTGAGAATGGCAAATATGAGCCAAAACAAATTGATTTAGACGCTTATTCTTTTTTAGCTAATTGGGTTATGGAAAGTAAAAAACAAGCTCTTAAAAACGATGTTTTGTTTGCAAAGTTATTTTGTAGGGTATTTGCTCAAGAAGTACATTTTTATAAAGGTGATTTTAAATTGGCACAAAAAACAATGCACCATTACTTAAAACATCCTATTGAATTTTACTATGAAAAGTTTACGCAAGAAGTAAACGATGTATTAATGAATAAATATATTAATGATTTAGGCATTAGTGATAAGCATCCAGCATTATTGACTGACAAAGAACGTAATTTAGAAAACGAACTTTTAAAAGATAAAATGATAATGGATTACTTTGAAGGTATATTAAAAGAAGATAAAGTATTTATTTCATTAAATAATGTTATCACAGAGTATATTAATAAATATAAAAACTTACCATAATATGGAAATTTGGAAAGAAATTGAAGGATATAGTGATTATCAAATATCTTCTTTAGGTAATATTAAATCATTATCTAGATATGTTAATCATTTTAAAGGCGGTAAAAGATTAAAAAAAGAAAAATTACTTAAATTAAATATTGATAAATTAGGATATGTTAAAGTAAATATTTATTCAAATAATATTAAAAGATATTTTTTAGTGCATAGATTAGTTGCTAATGCTTTTATTACTAACACTAAAAATAAACCTTGTGTTAATCATATTAACGGTATTAAAACTGACAATAGAATTGAAAATTTAGAGTGGTGTACTTATTCAGAAAATCAAAAACATTCTTATAAATTAGGTCTTAACAATAATGGTAATGGAGATACTTCAAGAAGTAAAAAATTAAATTCAAAATTAGTTTTAGAAATAAGAAATAGTAATTTGACACAAAGCCAATTATCAGATATTTATAAAGTTACTCAATCACAAATTTCAAATATTAAATTAAATAAATCATGGAATTTAAAATAGATATACCAACAGTACAACTTAAACAGGCATTAGATAGTTTAGATGTTGATTTTAATGAAATACATAAACTATCAACACTTGACTTAAAAAGCAAAGTAAGTAAACCGCAAATAGCAATTTCAATAGGTTATGATGATATAGCTTACAATGGAGAATTTAATCATTTAATATTTGGTACTTTTGGTAACATTTCAATGATTAAGGGTGAAGAAAAAGCACGTAAATCTTGGCTTAAATCTTTACTATTAGGCTGTTGTTTTGATGGTAACAGCGTAAACTATTCGTCAGATATTAAAGGTCATAATCTTAGAGATAAATACATTATAGATATTGATTGCGAACAAGATTTTTACTATTCACGATTAGGGGCTGATAGAATATGCAAAATGTACGGAACACCTGAAAGTCCAATTATACCTAATAACTACATAGCTATAAACTTGCGTGAACACAATGCTAAAATTAGACGTGATTATCTTAAATGGCTGTTTATGGAAAGTGAATATAGAAATAAATTAGGCATAGTTTCTATTGATGGTTATGTTGATATGCTTGACAACTTTAACGACTTAGTTGAATCAACTGAATTTACTCAGTCATTAATGAAATACTCAACATTAAGTAAAGCTCACATAACAGGAGTGCTACATTTAAATCCTGGACAAGACAAAGCAAGAGGTCATTTAGGAACTATTTTACAACAAAAATGCGAAACGGTTGTTATTAT